TGGGGACTCTGAGAAAATCAGATACATCTTCGACTGAACAGTAAGTTGTAGCCATGTAATATATAAACTTAGTATGTATTTAAATTTACTTAAAGACAACAGTCCATTCGGCTGAACCTGTGGTATCTGCGTATATACCATCTTCGAATCTTCTATTAATATCTTGGTAATTTCCTTCAATTTCACCAAAAATAGAGAATTCTGTTACCCCACTAGCATCACCATTCTTTAATACTAATTTAGCTCCACTTGAACCTTTTTTGCTACAAAAGACAGAAACGACAACGCCATGACTAGCTTTTATAGCTGTATCTGAATTAAATGATATTACATTGTGGTTTAGTTCTACCATGTATTATATCTCATTCACGAATATATAAAGTTAATGAAGAAAAAAAAGTCGGCTATTTTGGACTCTAGTAGCCTATGACTAGAAATTCAAAGACTTTATTTGCTATTGCCGTAGTGTTTGCTACTTCAGCGAATACGTCACCTGCTGAACCTCCAACTGAATAGAGTTTGATTTTCTCATTTGCTTTGTCATATTCTACTTTGTATAGTGAATCTGTAAATTCAGGTATCACTGAAACGAGTGTAGAAATTCTTCCCTCTTTGAGGTCGGCTGACACTCCATTTGTTGCATAAGCATCAGAACCACCAGCGGTGACTTTGACCTTATAGATTCGCAGTTTTGAAACTAGGGCTGCTTGGAAAGAAAGTGTTTTTCTAACGTTTGCGCCTGTCCAATCGGATGAACTGATTGTTACTGCCATATATAATTCTCATTAGAGAAGTATATAAAGATACCCCCTAGTTTTCACTAGAGGGGTAAAATTTGTTAAACGTTGTTTAATTCTCCAACGCACAAGAATGTGTAAAGCTCTGACTCTCTCACTAATATTTTGTGCTTAAAGTTGTTAATAAGTATTAAAAAAAGAAAAAAGGAGGTTGGTAATTTTCTAATATTGACCTTAGTTGCCTAAAGTTTAATATCTCTGATTTTACCTTGAGACTTGAAGTGACGACAAACTGTTTCGCCCATAGTTCTGAATACACCTTTCTCAACAAATGCGTTGTTGATGAATGGATAACCAGCGCTTCTACGTGTTGCTTCATAGTATTCTGTTGGAATTGCGATTTGAATTCCGATTCTTGGATAACCATATCCTTCTGCATCACTTGTATCAAGTGCGAATAATCTACCAATTTCTGATGAGTCACCAGAGTTTGATGGAGCATCCTTGCTAGGAATGAATGGTATTCCGTAAATGGAATCTACGTGAATTCCGACACCTGTGCCTTTGAATGTTTGAATTCCGTTTACATCGATTTGTACTAAGCTTTCACCGTATGGATTTGGAATACGGACTGAAGGCATATACAAGCCTTGTATTTCGGAGTAAACTTCGTGGGAACCGAGGAATACGTTTGGATCTTTACCTGCTGCGATTCTAATCTTTCGTAAGAAAGTTCTTAGAGTGTCATCGGTAAGGACACCGTTGGTACCAATGGTACCTGAAGCAGATTCTACTGTACTATCAAAGTCGGTACCAGCATCTCTGTCAATGGTAGCGTTTGCTGCCCATGGATCATAGTAGTTGGTTGAACCAGCATTTGTTGCGATTGCATCGTCTTCTGCATCACTAGAAATAATTCTGTCTAGTGATTCAAAGTCTTTAGTTCCACCCCAAGCTGTTGTGCCTGATGTTGGTACTGTACTTTCGACATCTGCAAGAAGCATACGGTTTAAGAACTCTTTGTGCTGAACTGCCATGTACAAACGGAGTGAACCAAGTCCTCCCCAAATGTCATCTTTAGAGTGTGTTGCTAACCATTCCATAACTTCAGTTGCACTAAATGGTAACTGAGCTGTCTTTGGTCTAACATCAATCTCTTGTAATGTTGGCTTTACTGTTTCAGCAATGTTTCCACCTTCACTTGTACCACCTAGTGTAGTATTACCTTGGTTAGTATTGAGTGTTGGTTTGGCTGTAATGACCCTCCATCCAGATTTATCCCATGGGTATTTTGGCAATATACCAAAGGCGTTAGCCTCTAAGTTTAATTGCGCCCATGCGTATGCGCCGAAGATAGCGTTAAAGGTACCTGCGGTGCTTGTTTGTACTGGTGCATCTGCTTTACGGAGGAGGTTACGGTTATAGCCATAGTATTGAGCTTCTAGTTCATCAATTGTTCGTATTTGAACCATTTTAGAACTGACCTACCTCATCTGCTGTTGGTTGATAGTATTTTCCTTTTAGAATATCACGAGCTACGTTTGCCAAACCCTCATAACCTTCTGATCTTGCATCTTTCAATATTGGTGAATAATCATTCGAGAATGATTTGTCAACAGTATCTATGATGGTAGATGGTCTTGGAGTTTCTGTGGAGAAAGTAGTTCCTTGAGCTTTTTCTTGCATTTTCAAATCACCTTCATCGCTTTCTGGGTGTTTTTCACCATCAGATGCATCTTGATCAGAATTAAGACTAGTTTGTCTTGAATTTGATTGATAGTCATCTGGGACTGTTACCTTTGCGCCAACATCTTCTGAATCAGAAGTTTTTGGTTTTAAAGGCAAATCGGTTGGTGTTTCGAGAGCTTTTAATCTATTGTCAATACCTGTTAAGGTGTTGTCAACTGATTTTTGAGTCTCTGCCAGTGATTGTACGACATCGGTGAGAGTGTCCATGTTAGATTTTACAGCTTCTTGAAAAGATTTTTCAACCTCTTCGTTAGAATCTTTTTCTTCCTTGGCTTCTGTCTCTTCGATTTCTTTGGATTCGTCTTCTGCCATGTTATTATTAGATTCTTCTTTTTTGGGGTTTATATATATTTCGTTATCTTTATTAGACTCCTTGTCTGCCTTCGCCTGACCCCCTAGTTGATTATTTCCATCTTCTGTTTGATAACCTGACTTAAAAGTATATTCTATATCTTCTGCCTTTGTTTTATCTGAATTATTTCTACCTGAACTAGTATCTACATCAACATCTTGGTTGTATTGACTATGAGATGTACCATCACTTTCTGCATCTTGTTGACCCTCAGAATCCTTCTCACTTGCCAAATCCTCATTAGTATCTTTTACTTCTGTGGTTTGTACGCCTGTTCCTACGCCTGAATTTTGATTATATGTTACATCATGACCTAATCCTCTTTGTCCTACGTTAGAAGAGAGGTGTCCACCTAGACTATGTTGATTTTTGTCAATATAACAACCAAATCCGTCACATTGAATAAGCATTTTTCCATCTTCTCTTTCCTTATAATTATCAGTCATTGCCTTTGCAATTGGATTATAATCAGTGATAACTGCTAATGGAACTGCTGGATCTTTACAAACTGCTACCTCATAATGCTCTAAATTCTTTAATTCATATGCAACTGACCCATCTTTCATAACTTTTGGGGTTCTATTTGATTTAGTGGCTCCACCAAATGATAGTCCTTTATACTCACCTGATTTTATTTTTGACCAAATTTCATTATCTAATTCATAGTTTTTATGTATTTTACCTGTAATTTTAATTGCTGGATATTCCTCTCCATTACTTCCTTTATAGACTGTTTGTGCGTAACTAATACCTTTTCCAATAATACGGTTAGAATGTGTATCGCTAATTGGTGCTCCTCTGTCCATCCAAATAGGTAATACCTTAATTAATTCATCAACTACTGTAATTTCACCCTGTTTATCTTTAACCTGAACGGTAAGATAACCTTCAAAGAATCTACTATCATCTGCGATAGGGTGTAGTGCTTTAGTAACTAACTTATTGAAATATAAATCTTCTTCTTCCACGTATAATTCTGAACTATATTACTTATAAAGTTTTTTTAGAAAAAGGTAAAATGGTTGGGTAAATTACCCAAAACATAGCCATTTTAGTCTTTCTTTGCTTTGGTAACTGCGAAATCAGCTGCGAAACCAGTGGACAAACCAACTAAAGCTAGCCCAATATCCCCAATGCCCTCAGTTGCGATAGTTTGACCTATGGCAATTGCTGCGAAGGTGGATATAATTAAAGCACCTGCGAATTTTCTTGCAGAGAAAGATTCATCTTGTCTATGTAAGTAACCTCGTAGTGTGTTTAATCCTGCACCGACTACTGCTGCGCCAACAGTTATTAGTACTGGATCTACCATGAAAATATTGCTCTAAATGGACTTTATATAGTTTTTTATTCCTTTAAAACCTTTCCTACTAAATCCTCTAAGTCCGAGTCAGCTTCTTCATGTAACCTATTAGATTGTCTATCCAAGGCAGTTGCTAAAATAATGAGGGCTTTTTGTAGTTGTGTTACTCTTAAACATAAGTCCTTT